AAACAATTTAAATGAGTTAAGCGTTCCTCCATTATCATGGTGGAGAATGGGAGAAGAGGCTACATATACAGGCAGGAATTGGGACTTGATAGACCAAGGTAGCGGAGGTAACAATGGATTCTCAGACACTTTACCACCTTCAGCACTATCTACAGATGTCCCAACGTGATAACGATACTTAATGAAGAAAGACACAAAGAAGGGATACTGCCCTAGCTGTATTGAATTTACAATGCAGAACAAAAAAAAATGCATTAAATGCGGATATCAAATAAAACGAGACTACACATTCAGATCTATATAGCCATAGCTATAGTTATATCTTCATGCAGCCCTAAGGCTAGGTTTACAAGGCTTATAGATAAACATCCATACCTATTAACCACAGACACTGTAACTGTGCATGACACTGTAGAGGTAATTGTACCTAAAGTGGAGGTAGATACAGTGGTAGAATTTAGCGAGCTTCATGATACGGTATTTTTGGAAAAAGAGCAATTAAAGGTAAAGGTATATATAGACAGGGAGAAGAAGGTCTATATTGAAGGAAGATGTGACACCCTTACCATAGAAAAGATTATAGAGAGAAAGATACCTATAAAGTACTACGAGCGTAATCCGTGGTATAAGAGACTGTTATCGATTGTATTATTTATTTTATTAACTTTGTTGGTAGTATATATCACGTATAGATTAATAAAGAAATACACGCAATGAAGACATACATATCAATAGCACTGGCATCGATGTTAGCAGTAATATCTCCAGTAGCTCCAATGATCTACATATCACTTTTCTCTATATTTATAGACACCTGCTTTGGAGTCTGGAGGAGTGTTAAAAAAAATGGATGGGTGTCATTTAAGAGTAGAAGGCTTTCATCTACACTAAGCAAGTCTTTGCTATATTCCTTGGCTATAATTTTGGTATTCCTGGTAGAGAATTACATAGCTGGAGATCTGATATCTCACTTTATATCTATAGATCTTGTGATGACAAAGGTCGTGGCTTTCTTTTGTGTGATAGTTGAAATTAAGTCGATAAATGAGTCTGTAGAAGATGTCACAGGAAAGAACATGCTTCAATGCCTTAGACAATTTATAACAAGAGCCAAGAACGAGGCTAAAGATTTAACAAAGTGATGGGGTAGTCTTATACATGACAGTCACATACGTATCTGTATTCATATTAATAAAATTAATTAAAAGATGTCAAAAATAGTAACATGTCCAAATTGTGATTCTCAATTTGATATATCAATAACTCCAACTGAAAATGAATCAAAATATTTATGGATATTTGATAACGGTCATGGAGGGATAATAGACGGTGTATACCAGACTGCTGGAAAAAGGTCTCCAGTTTGGCCTGATGGTCAACAGTTATTTGAGGGAGAGTTTAATAGAGCTATAGTAGACAGACTAGTTAAGATGTGTGCTGCGAATAATATACTTCATGTCAATCTAGTTGACACCCAAGAAGATGTTAGCTTAAAAGATAGAGTGTCTCAGGCAAACAGCATAGCTAGATCATCAGACAAGCCCTGTATATATGTTAGCATACACGCCAATGGTTTTGATCAAGAATCAGCCAATGGTTGGTCAGTATATACATCTCCAGGAGAAACAAAATCAGACGAGATTGCTACAATTCTTTTTGATAAATCAATGAGAGAGTTTAAGGGAGAGTATATGAGAAAAGATACCACGGATGGTGACCCTGACAAGGAATCTAATTTCTATGTCTTAGTAAACACTACTATGCCTGCTATACTATCAGAAAACTTCTTCATGACCAACTCTGATAACTGCCATAAGTATCTTCTTTCTGAAGAAGGAAGAGATAGGGTAGCTAAAATTCATTTTCAAATGATACAACAGATAGAGAATGCTTAACAATAGTAAAACACTTCGAAAGCCTAAAAAGAAAAGGACAGGTATACATAGCAAGAATAATTCAAGGCTTAAGAAATCCGTAAACTATAAGAAGCCTTACAAGGGCCAAGGAAAATAAATTTACTATATTTGTATAAATAACAAGACATGGCAAAGATATATTCATACTCAACAGCTACACCATCACTCACCGACCTTTTACTAGGTAGTGACTCTGATTCTGCTAACGCTACAAAAAATTTCACTGTGGAATCTCTTAAGGATTTTATTATATCCTCAAGTGCTCCAGCGTCGGCATCTTCTACAGGTACAGCTGGACAGCTTGCTTATGACTCTGACTACCTGTATGTGTGCACAGCCACCGATACATGGAAGAGGGTTGCCATAGCTACTTGGTAAATTAAATTAAATGAAAAAATTAGAAAAGGAAGAGCTCAACAAGTTAGTTGAGCTTAACAAGAATTACAGGGATCTCAAATTTCAGATAGCTGACATAGAGATGACCTTCGAGAGATTAAAAAATCAAAAGATTACTACGCTTGCAAACCTAGAGATGGGTGCTCACGATCTTTCCTCATACCAGGACGAGATACAGAAGAAGTATGGAAATGTGGATATAGATTTAAGGACTGGTGAATATAATTAGAAAGATATCTATAGGTCCAGACTATATGAAGGGTATGCATTACGTTGTCGGACAAGAGGTTTTAGGAAGAAATTACGTTATAGAGTCAATACTAAGGAATGAATCATCTATATGTATATGGATAAAGAAGGATGACGAGATAGTTATGTGGAAGGAGTTTTCTGATACTGTTCCTGTATCTTTAGAGTTTAAAATAGACTTTTGATGAAGTCACCTCACTGCTTCATAGTTAAACCTGTGGATGGTAGGCGTTATGATAATATAAGAACTTACGAGGGTAAGGAATTTATCATAAGCACATCTCAGGAGGATCACACCGTTTCAAATAGATTTGCAGAGGTATTGTCTAGGCCTACATACTATTCAGGCCCTGTAAGGGTGGGAGATATAGTTATAGTCCACCACAATGTATTCAGGTATTACTATGACATGAAGGGCAGGCAGAAGAGCAGCTGGCACTATGTGATGGACGACGTCTTTATAGTAGAGCCGCAGCAGGTATATCTTTACATGAGGGATGGTATATGGAATGCTCCTTCGCCATTCTGTTTTGTTAGACCTGTGGAGTCTGAGGATCACATGTTTACTCAGCTTGGCTCTTTAGAGCAGCTTTGGGGGGAGTTGGTATTTAAGAACAATGACATAGACTACGTATCGTGTGGAGATGTCATATCATTCACTCCAGATAGCGAGTATGAGTTCAGAATAGGAGAAGAGGTATTGTATAGAATGTATAACAGAAACATATGTCTAAAAAGGTAGAAATATTGGAGGCAGCAAAGCTTGCTATTGATGAATTGATAAAGGTTTTAAAGGAGCCAATAATAACCCATGCTGAAGACGATATAACCGCAGACAAGATGAAGAATGCGGCATCCGCCAAAAAGTTGGCATTCGATGATGCACTAGCCATGCTTCATAAGATAGAGGATGAAGAGAACGGTAAGGAAGAGGTTAAAGAGATAGATGCTGGAAAGCAGGGATTTGCTGAAGGTAGAGCTAGGAATGGAAAATAACTTATATAAAATATCAAACGATCATATAAGCAAGAACGCTTTAGCTTCTAGAAATAGGGCGAAGAAGTGGAGATATGGATATGACAAGGATTATGACCTTGTTGTTATATCTAAGGATGGCGTAATAGGGGACATATACGACATAAATGGACTAAAGGTTGGGATACCTAAAGCTCCAGAAAAAATAGAGTCAGAAGGTGATAGATGGGTGGCAAAGGATTATCCTAAAGAACTATCCAAAATAAGAACAATATTCGACTGGAATAGGAGAGATAACACGTTTAAGTCTAAGTATGTAGATTATATAGAGTCTGAATTTGACAGAAGAGATTACGGTCATTGGTTTATAAATAATGGGACACCTACATATGTAACAGGTACGCACTACATGTACCTTCAATGGACAAAGATAGATGTAGGTCATCCAGACTTTAGAGAGTCCAACAGGATATTCTTTATATACTGGGAGGCTTGCAAGGCAGACAACAGGTGTTTTGGTATGTGTTACCTTAAGAACAGACGGTCTGGATTTTCATTTATGTCCTCATCTGAGGCTACTAATACTGGTACAATAGTAAGGGATTCAAGGATAGGAATACTGTCAAAGACAGGTTCAGATGCCAAGAAGATGTTTACGGATAAGGTTGTACCTATCGTAAGAAACTATCCATTCTTTTTTAAGCCTATACAGGATGGTATGGACAACCCAAAGACAGAGCTTGCGTTTAGAGTACCTGCCAGTAAGATTACCAGGAGAAATATGGACGAGGAGAAGACCGACGATATAGACGGCCTGGACACGACAATAGACTGGAAGAACACTTCTGACAACAGTTATGACGGTGAAAAGCTATTACTTCTTGTTCATGATGAGAGTGGTAAGTGGGAGAAGCCTGAGAATATATTAAACAACTGGCGTGTTACAAAGACATGTCTAAGGCTGGGTAGTAAAATCATAGGCAAGTGTATGATGGGATCCACATCAAACGCTCTATCTAAGGGTGGTGGTAACTTTAAGAAGCTATATATGGACAGCGATCCATCTGTCAGGTCTGCAAATGGTCAGACAAAGAGTGGTCTATATTCCTTATTCATTCCTATGGAGTGGAACTATGAGGGCTACATAGATGAGTTTGGATGGCCAGTGTTTGAAGACCCTAAGTCTGAAGTTTTAGGTGTGGATGGGGAGTATATACATAACGGTGTCATAACCTACTGGAACAATGAGGTGGATGCCATGAAGTCTGATCCAGATGCATTAAACGAGTACTACAGGCAGTTCCCTAGAACTGAGTCTCACGCATTCAGGGATGAGTCAAGGCAGTCAATATTTAACCTTACAAAGATATACCAGCAAATAGACTACAATGACTCACTTATAAGAGACAGGGTTATAACGAGGGGTTACTTTCACTGGAAGGGAGGAGAGAAGGATACTGAGGTTATTTGGACCCCCGACAAGAAGGGTAGGTTTGTTGTGTCTTGGGTTCCTGACCTTAAGCATAGAAATAATGTCATAGAGAGGGGAGGGGTTAAGTACCCTGGTAACGAACACATGGGTTCTTTTGGTTGTGACCCTTACGATATATCTGGAGTTGTTGGAGGTGGAGGTTCTAATGGGGCACTTCATGGTCTGACTAAATTCCATATGGAGGACGCTCCTTCTAATGAATTTTTTTTAGAGTATGTAGCTAGGCCAAAGACGGCAGAGATATTCTTTGAGGATGTTCTTATGGCGTGTATATTTTATGGCATGCCTATACTTGCTGAGAACAACAAGGCTAGACTGTTATACCATTTTAAGAATAGAGGTTACAGAGGATTCTCTATGAATAGGCCTGACAAGCATAAAAAGAGGCTTTCTAAGACAGAGTTAGAGATAGGAGGTATTCCTAACTCAAGCGAGGACGTAAAGCAGGCTCACGCATCAGCTATAGAGTCATATATAGAGCAGTATGTAGGCTTTGATTCGGAGGGAACTTATAGGCAGACTGGAGAGATAGGCAGTATGTACTTCACAAGGACTCTTGAGGATTGGGCTAAGTTTGAGATAAACAATAGGACGAAATATGATGCCTCCATAAGCTCAGGATTGGCTATTATGGCAAACAAAAAGTATGTTTTTGACAATAAGAAAAAAGAATCAAAAATAAGTATTAAATTTGTAAGATATGACAATCGTGGAAACAGAAGCGAAATAATAGAATGATGCAGAAATCTTCAATAGCAATTTATCAATCACCCTTCCCTAACCAGATGGCTTCTGACGAGGAAAAGTCTTCAGAGAAATATGGATTAAAGGTAGCCAAGTCTATCGAGGGAGAGTGGTTTAAACGAAAAGGCAACTCTTGTCGGTTTTACGACCAGTGGGGAGAATATCACAGACTAAGGCTCTACGCAAGAGGAGAGCAGCCAACTCAGAAATACAAGGATGAGCTTTCTATAAATGGAGACATGTCTATGATAAACCTGGATTGGAGTCCTATACCCATCATACCAAAGTTTGTTGACATTGTGGTTAATGGAATGAATGACAGGCTTTACAAGGTAAAGGCTGAAGCTCAAGATATAATGTCTGCAGAGAAAAGAAGTGCATTCCAGGACATGATCGAGAAGGAGATGGTGTCTAGAGAGTTTATAAGTCTTACAAAGGAGCAGTTTGGTATAGATGTTAGTAACATGGATCCTGACAAGCTTCCTACGGATGACGAAGAGCTTTCATTATACATGCAGCTTAAATACAAGCCAGGTGTAGAGATAGCTGAAGAGGTGGCCATAGACACTATATTTAAGATGTCAGACTACCCAGAACTTAAAAAATTATATGATTACGACGTAACCACTATAGGTGTAGGCGTGATGAAGCATGAGTTTCTTGTCAATGACGGTGTTAATATCGAGTATGTAGATCCAGCTAACTGGATACACAGCTACACCGAGAAGGAAGACTTCTCAGACTGCTACTACTTCGGGGAAGTGAAGCAGGTTCATTACACTGAACTTTTAAAGATAAACCCAGATCTTACTGATGAGCAGTTGACAGAGATAAAGAACTCTAGTGCTGCATGGAATAACTACTTTCCAATAATTAGAAATTATCAGGATGACACATTCCTTAATGAGGTTGTGACACTCCTTTATTTTAACTACAAGACGACAAAGAGATTTGTTTGGAAGAAAAAGATATTAGAAAACGGTGGCGAAAGAGTTATACGTAAGGGAGATACATTCTATCCACCAACTGGAGAGGGTGTACCTTTTGAGGTTATAGAGGCACCAAGAGAGGTGTGGTATGACGGTATACTTGTAGGAGGATCTAATATACTACTAAAGTGGGAGATGATGCGTAATATGGTTAGGCCAAAGTCTGCTTCACAGAAGGCTATGCCAAACTATGTGGCACACGCACCACGTATGTACAAGGGTAATATTGAATCATTGGTTAGACGTATGGTTCCTTTTGCGGATCAGATACAGCTGACACATTTAAAGCTTCAGCAGGTTATGTCAAGGGTGGTACCTGACGGTGTATTTATAGATGCTGATGGTTTGAATGAAGTTGATCTTGGTAATGGTGCCGCATACAATCCTGAGGATGCACTCAAACTGTACTTCCAGACAGGTAGTGTTGTGGGTAGAAGTTATACGCAAGATGGAGATTTTAATAATGCTAGGGTGCCTATACAGGAACTTAATTCTAACAGTGGACAGTCCAAGATGGCTGCACTTATTGGAAACTATAATCACTACATGAATATGATCAGGGATGTGACGGGTATAAATGAGGTAAGAGACGGATCTAGCCCTAACCCAGATGCATTGGTTGGCGTTCAAAAGATGGCAGCATTAAGCTCTAACACAGCTACAAGACATATACTTAACTCAGGACTTAACGTAACAAAACGTATGGCTGAGTGTGTCTCTTTGAGACTTGCAGATATATTGGAGTATGCAGACTTTAGAGAGGAGTTCGCTATGCAGATAGGTAAGTACAACGTCGCAATACTTGACGACGTAAAAGACTTGTACCTGCATGACTTTGGTATATTTATAGATCTTTCTCCTGACGAGGAAGAGAAGCAGGCTCTTGAGGCAAACATATCTATAGCCCTGCAGCAGCAGACTATAGACCTTGAGGATGCTATAGATATAAGAAACATAAACAACATCAAGCTCGCTAATGAGATGCTTAAGGTTAAGCGTAGAAGAAGGATGGAGGAGCAACAGCAGCAGAAGCAGCAGGAGATGCAGATGCAGCTTCAGTCTAATCTACAGACGCAGCAGTCTGCGGCAGAGCAGAAGTCTCAACTCATACAGCTTGAGGCTCAGGCAAAGGCACAGGTCAAGCAGGCCGAGTCTATGTATGAGATAGAGAAGATGAGGGCTGAAGTTGAGGCCAAGAGAGAGTTGATGGATCTAGAGTTCCAGTACAACATGAAACTTAAAGGTGTAGAGGTTGCGGGACTTATGGAGAGAGAGGGAGAGAAGGAGAAGGCTAAGGATGACCGAATCGACAAGCAGGCGAGTCGTCAGTCGGCACTTATTACGCAGAGAAAGAATAACCTGCCTACGCAAAACTTTGAAAGCACTGAGGATTCCCTTGATGGATTTGACCTTGAGTCATTTGGTCCTAAATAGGGTATGAATATAATTAGTAACTTTGTAAAAAATATAATTAAATGGAAATTAAAGTAAAAGCAGTTGACTTTGAAGAGAAGTCGACACAGGAAATTGAGAAAGAGTTGTTAGACAAAGCAGAAAATGAAAACTCTGGAGAAAACGAAGCTAACGTGGTCAGAGTGGAAGAAAGCACTGAGGGTGCCTCCACCACACAAGAGCAAAAAGATATACAGCCGCAAGGCGAAGCACAATTACCGTCAATAAAAGACGAAGACGTTCTTTCATATATTGGTAAAAGGTACGACAGGGAGATAAACTCCTTGGACGAGTTGTTCGACCAGCGTAACGCTAACGAAGAGCTTCCTGAGGATGTTTCGGCATTCCTGAAGTACAAAAAGGAGACAGGCCGTGGCATTAACGACTTCATCAAGATAAATAAGAACTATGATGATGTTGGCGACGACCAGCTACTACGTGACTACTACCTCGACCAAAACAAGGATCTAGATTTAGATGATGTTAAGTTTGAGATAGAGGACAAGTTCCACTATGACGAAGATCTCGATGAAGAGAGAGAGATCAGACTAAAAAAGGTAGCAAAAAAGAAAGAGCTTGCTAAGGCAAAGAATTACTTCAATGAAATGAAGGAGCAGTATAGGGTACCACTTGAGTCAAGGGATACCTTTGCTTCCGATAAAGATCTGGAGGAATTTAATGCCTACAAGAAACATAAAGATGCAGCGACTGCAAACGAACAGGAGCTTGCTAAGAGGGCTAAAAACTTTTCAAGTAAGACAGGAGAGTTATTTTCTGAGAATTTCGAAGGTTTCGGATTCAATGTATCGGATAATAACAAGATTGTCTACAAGCCAGCTGACAGCAAGACCTTACTTAACGAACAGTCTGACCTTAATAACTTTGTTAATAAGTTTACAGGTGAAGACGGTGCGATTAAGGATTATGAGGGATTCCATCGTTCTATAGCTGTGGCTTCAAACCCTGAAAAGTTTGCCAAGTACTTCTACGAGAAGGGTATGGCAGATGCGGTAGGTGATGTGGCTAAGGAGTCTAAAAATATTGACATGACTCGTCAGTCCACAAAGGTTGTCAAGAAGGATGGGTTTCAGGTCAGAAGCATAGACGCAGATCGAAGCAATAGATTAATTATTAAAAAAAGTAAAAACTAAAAACTAAAAAAAATGGCTGGATCATTAGCATCGAGTCCAGGTGTAGCAATTACACCTAGCTCGGTAAAGGCAACATTGCCTACGAATTATATCACCAATTTCGACTTCTTAACACAGTATCTTCCAGATACTTACGAAGCTGAATTTGAGCGATATGGAAACAGATCAATCTCATCATTCTTGAGAATGGTCGGTGCGGAACTTCCTACAAACTCTGACTTAATTAAATGGGCAGAGCAGGGACGTTTACACACAAAATATACTGGATTAGCAAACAGTGCTTTCGCTCATACTGCAGGTTCTGCGACACAGAGATTTACTCTTGCGTCTGGTGCATGTGTATTTAGAGTTAATCAGACGGTTTTATTGTCTGACGAAAGTTCTTCTGTATCTAAGAAGGCTTTAATTACTGCAGTTGATTCTGCTGGAGCTCACTTTGATGTAGCTTACTACTCTTTAGAGACTTCTAATCCTTTTGGATCTAACACTGTTACTTCATTCGTTTACGGATCAGAGTTTCAAAAAGGATCTTCAGGGATGTCTGGATCTTTAGAGGCTGAGGATGATATCTTCGAGTGTAAGCCAATCATCATCAAGGATAACTACGAGGTATCAGGATCTGATATGGCTCAAGTTGGATGGGTTGAGGTTACAACTGAGAACGGTGCGACTGGATACCTTTGGTACCTGAAGTCAGAGCACGAGACTCGTCTACGATTTGAGGACTACTTAGAGATGTCTATGGTTGAAGGTGTTCCTGCTGCGACAGGTTCAGCTGCTGAGAGTAATTTATCTGACAACAGTTCTGCTGGTACAGTTAACGCTGGTACTCAGGGTATGTTTGACACTATCGAGGATAGAGGTAACGTATGGTCAGGTGGTAATCCATCTGCATTGGCAGACTTTGATACAATCATTCAACGTCTTGACAAGCAGGGAGCTATCGCTGAGAACGTATTGTTCTTAAACCGTCAGTTCTCTTTCGATATCGATGACATGTTGGCTGCTCAAAACTCTTACGGAGCTGGTGGTACATCTTACGGATTGTTTGACAACTCTGAAGAGATGGCACTTAACCTTGGATTCTCTGGATTCAAGAGAGGTTATGAGTTCTATAAGACTGACTGGAAATACTTAAACGATGCTACGCTTCGTGGAGGTCTAGTTGGTGGAGCTATCAACGGTGTACTTGTACCTGCTGGTACAACTACAGTTTACGATCAAGTTCTTGGTAAGAACGCTAAACGTCCATTCTTACATGTACGTTACAGAGCTTCTGAGGCTGAGGATCGTCGATACAAAACTTGGATGACAGGTTCTGCAGGTGGTGCGATGACTAACGACATCGACAAAATGCAGGTTAACTTCTTGTCAGAAAGAGCACTTTGTGTTATGGGAGCTAATAACTTCGTATTATTCAAAGGATAATATAGACTATTTATATACCAGGGGCTTCGGCCCCTGGTTTTTATTGTAAAATTTTAATTAAATAAAAATGAAAAAAAGAAAATCAATACTAGAACCTAAGGATAGAATCTATCTATTAAAGGGAGAGAAGCAGCCACTGGCGTATTTTATAGCTTCCAAAGACACACCAAGAAAAAGATTACTGTACTACGACGAGGAAAATAATATGAGTAGACCTCTTCGTTATGCAAGAAACTCAAACTCACCATTTGTCGATGAGCAGGATAAGAATGTTATTCTTGAGCCTGTTGTATTTGAGGATGGAATGCTAAGGGTTTCAAAAAAAAATCCCGTACTTCAGGAGTTTTTACACTACCATCCAGAGAACGGAGTAGAGTTCTACGAGTTTGACAACGAGAAGGATGCTCAGGAGGATGTAGAGTTTTTATATAATGAGCTTGATGCCCAGCTTATGGCTAGAGATATGGAGTTCGTTATGATGGAGGCTGTAGCTAACGTACTGCTTGGAGGTAAGGTTTCTAAGATGACAAGTGCCGAGATTAAGAGAGATATCATGCTCTATGCAAAAAGATATCCACAGGACTTTATGGAGACGGTTAATGATCCTTCTTTGAGGGTGAATAATATAGCTTCAAAGGCTCTATCTGACGGATATCTGTCATTTAGAAATAATAAGAAGGATATATACTTTAACTTGAAGGAGAACAAGAAGAAGCTTATGACTGTGCCTTTCGGAGAGGATCCAGTATATGTGCTGGCTTCGTATCTACAGTCAAATGACGGTCTTGAGTTGTTCAAGTTCTTGGACGACAAGATATCTGAGAATTAGTATATTTGTGGTATTATTAACCCATTAAATTTTTTAACAATGGAAAAATTTTTAAATATTACAGGAACGGCAACAACAGCTTTTGCAGGAGAGCAATTAGTGTCTTGCAATGGAATTAAAACAATCATGTCTGCTAGTGCCACAGCAACAGCTACTCTTATTGAGTACGCTGATGGTACTACAACTACTGTTAATACAGCGGCTCAAGTTGGTTTTGATGTAGTAAAAGAGTTGAATAAGCATGTTAAAGCTGCTTTACAGACTTCTTGGACTAATCCCGTTTACGATTGTACGTTACCTAAAGCAGTTTCTGCTACAGGTATAGTTAATGCTTAACATTAAAAGTTAACGCACGAGACTGAGGGCACTTTTTAACTAAAGTGCCTTTTTTTATTTATCTTTGTTAAAACGACATAGATGATTAACGAAGTAAGGAATACCGTACTATCTATAATAAGCAAAGACAACAGGGGATACATAACTCCATTTGAGTTCAACCTATTTGCAAAGCAGGCACAGCTTGAGATATTTGAGCAGTACATATACTCCTATAGCAATGCTATAGTTAAGGAGAATGCAAGGCTTCATGGAGAGGGATATGCAGACATACCTAAAAAGATTTCAGATGTATTGGATACATTCTTTATAAATGCAAACCTTACATATACAGGATCTGAGTTTACACCTCCAACAGACTACTACTTTGTAGATAAGTTGGTATATAACAACTCTGTTGAGATAGAGGAGGTAAGCCACAGGAAGATACTAAATCTTATAAGCTCAAACTTGACTGCACCTACGGTTGCATATCCAGTTTACACTCTTGATAATGTTGGGTTCAGTGTATATCCCACCAGTATAATATCAAACGTACAGATAAACTATGTCAGGTATCCATTAGATCCAAAATGGACATATATAGCTACAAGTGCTTCAGATTCAGATCCTTTGTTTTACCCATCGGCATCTGACTATCAGGACTTTGAGTTGCCCAAGAGTGACTTTTCAAACTTAGTTATAAAGATATTACAATACTCTGGGGTTTCTATAAGAGAGGCTGACATTATACAGGCAGCCAAGTCTGAGGAACTTCAAGACGCACAACAAAAACAATAGACAATGGGATACATTACTAACTATCAGTACTATACAAATGGTGGAGTTATACCTGAAGACAGCAACTGGGGGTCATATCAGTATGTACCAATGTCTGACATAGTTAACAACTTCATGCTTATGTATGTAGGTAACGACAAGCTTGTAAACAATGTAGACAGGTATACCGTTATATTTCACGCAAAGAGAGCTATACAGGAGCTTAACTATGACGCACTAAGGAATATAAAGGTTATAGAGCAGGAGATGGGTGACGAGCTGAAGATGGTCATGCCTCCAGACTATATAAACTACGTAAGGATATCAGTACTTAGCGGAAACGTATTACTGCCTCTAACAGAGAATAGGAGACCAATGTCTGCAACTGGATACCTTCAGGACAACAACCTAGACATCATATTCGATGCGGATGGAGAGATAGTGACTGGAGATTCCAAGGTTGACATACTTAGGCAGCAGAAGACTCTATATACTGGAGGTGGTGCATACAACGGGTGCTACGGATGGAACTTTAACGGTGACTGGTACTTTGGTTATGCGATGGGCGGACGCTACGGCTTAGATCCTGAGGATGCAAATACAAACCCTAAGTTTAGCATAAATAAGGCGGCAGGTGTTATAGACTTCTCTTCTGGCATAGAAAACAAATCCATAGTACTTGAATACATATCTGACGGAATGGAGAACGGTGACGACTCCAAGATAAGCGTCAACAAGCTTGCCGAGGAATATATATATAGCTACCTAAAGTGGGCATTACTGAACAACAAGTATGGCGTACAGGAGTACATAATAAACAGGGTCAGAAAGGAAAAGATAGCCACCCTAAGGAATGCAAAGATTAG